GAGGATATACCAGAAGAAGATGACTTAGAAATAGAAAAAACTCTACCTGAGTTACCTCAACTAAAGAAAAAAAGTAACAATAAAAAAGTAAATCATGGCAACCCAAAGGGAACTAATATACACAGTGAAGTCAATCCTAAGAGGAGGATTAATTACTGATGATGATAAAATATCAGATAGACAAGTAGCCTTTCTTATTGATGCGGCTCGTGCTACATTATTAAGACAACAAATTAATAAAGGCCAATCTTTATCTGATAATAATGTACAAACTATTAAGTGTTTACCTGTTAGTTCTACAGATACTTCTTTTGATAGTAGTATTCCTTTAGATTGTAAAGTATACAAAACAACTCAGCAAATTCCTAAACCTATTGAAGGTAAGAACAAAGATTTAATTACAGCTATAGGTAGTTCAGAGTTTGGTGGTTTTACATATGAGTTTATTCCTTATACTAGAGTACCATATGCTACATATACTAGATTTAAAAGACCATTTGCTACTTTATTTAATAACTACATCTATGTTATAGATGCTCCATATATTGAGAATATTTCAGTAACTGGTATATTTGAACAGCCTAATGATATAGTCAATTATGATGATTGTGCAGGTAATGCATGTTTTGATTGGGATAGTACTTATCCTATGTCTTCACATCTTATAGATCCTGCTATTAAAATGGTAGTAGAAGAATTAAGCTTAGCTATTAAAGTTCCACAAGATAGAACTAACAGTGGTAATCAAGCTTTAGAAGAACAAAGTAAAAGTGAAGAAGGAGGAGGAAAAGTATAATGAGTAAACTTTCAAAAAGAGGTGTAGGTAAATATAAGGTTGATAAGAATCTAAAATCAGCCTACACTTCTTATTTAAAAAAGTTTGACTTTGAATCACATGGTAGTAAGTTTAGTACATCTAATCCTAAAGATTTATCATTAAGTTGGGAGCAGTATAAAAAAGTTACTACTAAATGTCTAGAAGAAATAATGTATCAAGTTATTCATGAATCTAAAACCTTCTCAGTTCCTTATAACTTAGGTGAAATAAGAATACAAAAGAAGCAAATGAATATAGGTCTTTTACATGAAAGTAAAAACTTAAAAACTGATTGGGGTTATTTTCAAAAGACAGGTAAAATTATAAAGCATCTTAATGAAGATAGAGATAACTGTAGATACAGATTTTATTGGTTGTGTAAAAAAGGACCAACTGGTAAATCTTTCTATAAGTTTGAACCTCTTCGTGAAAGAAAAAGAGAGCTTGCTAAGCTCATTAAAACAACTAATATAGATTATTTCTCATAATGTTAATAGCTAATTACACATCTTCTAAAGAGATTATAAATAATTTTTTTAGAAATACTGCATACAATGATTTATTCAACTTAGGTGATGGGGCTTATTGGATATATGAGTGTATGGAATTAATTGGAGCACCTCTTCAATATATACCAAAAGTTATAGGACTTAATGGTGACCCTGCATATGATTTACAAGATTATAGAATTGAGTTACCTGAAGATTTTCATAAACTAATTGCTGTAGCAATAGATGGTGTATTAGCAGTACCTTCTCAGAATTTATTTCATCATATGTTAGATGGTTCATGTTGTGATTATAACTTAGACCAAAGTGCTAGAATGGATAATTTCTATGATAATTTTGGTAATATTTTTTCACCACAAGCTTTACCATTAAATACTAGAATTGTAGCTAATCCTCCTACATTTACTATTAATAATAACTACCTTACTTTTGATATTAAAGAAGGTAAAGTATGTATGGCTTATTATGCTTTCCCATTAGACGCAGAAGGATTTCCATTAGTGCCTGATGATGTAAAATATAAAAGAGCTTGTTCGTCTTATCTTCAATTAAAGATGGATTATATTCTTTGGAGACAAGGTATGTTATCTGATAAAGTTTATATGAAGTCAGAAGAAGATTGGAAATGGGATGTTGCATCTGCAAGTTCTCATATCAAAATGCCTGATGTTAATCAAGCAGAAAGTCTACGTAGACAACTTACTAAAATGGTTGTTCGTAATGAAGACTTTAGAACTGCATTTAGTACAATAAATACAAGAGGATTTAGAGGAAGATATTAATAAAAAATTATGGCTGAAGAACTCAAAGACTTAGGTGGTCTTGTAAATAAAGACATTGCTTTTAGTAAAGTACAACCAAATGTTGTATATGACTCTAAAAATTTTAGAGTAACTACAGATGATGGAGCTACATTAGCTGTTAGGTCTAATATTAAAGGAAATACATTTACTTTAGAAATTCCTGATGTACCTTGTAAAAAAACTATAAAGTTTGATTTAACTAAAATTACAGAAGGTTTATTCACTTTACAAAGCTACTCAATGGAATTTTATGTAGAGATTGTTGCTACATATACTACTTTTAATTTTACTTATACTACCTATGAACAATTACTACAAGACTTTGTAACTTTTGTTCAAACTGATAGTGCATTTTTAGATGCAGGAATTACAGTTATAGGAAATACATATACTATAGTAAATGAACCTAATAACTTTTATGGATATGTAAGTTTATTAGGAGGAGCAGCTGGATGTGGTAGTATTACAATAGGACCTCTTACATCAGAAGGTAGTGTAGATACTACTACTTTAGGTTATTCACCTATTGATGAAGAGTTTAAAAATATAATACCTTTTACAGGAACATTTCAGCAATTTAATAATGCTAATAATCCTTTTCTTTTTACTGGTACATTTCCTTCATTAGTTCCATATGCTAATAATACTTTTACTTTTACTAATGGAGCAACAGACCCTATTAATCAATGGAAAATAGAAAATAAATATTGTACTTCTTCAAGTGCTAGTCCAACTAGTATTTATTGGAATACAGATTATTATATGTATGTAAATATGTCTACTGGGGCATATGATACTAGTTATAATTTAATTCCAGGTACAGTAGCAGATACTACTTTATTGTATCATGAAATTTGGAATGACCCTTTAGTTTACAATTCTATTCCTAATACTGCTATTATTTCTTATTCAGTTTTAGGAGAGAACTTATATAATATTCAAGACTATACAGAATTAAATTGGAATTATGATTTTAGTTATGCTACAGGTAATATAAATGATAGGCAGTATGAAATAACTTTAAAAGTTTATTTATACATGGGTGATAGTTGGTCTGATTCAGGATTAACTTATGATTATCCAGATACAGGTATATCAGGATTTTTAGATGGTACTAAACCTTGTGCTTTACTTTATAGTCAAGTTTTAACTTCAGGTATAGATAATTTAAATAATTCAGGAGGTAGTGTTACAGGTACTATTGCTTTTTCTGATACTCCTTATAATAATGGAGCAGACCAAAACCCTGTTTATATTATCTTTTTAGAAGTTAGAAGTGTTGGAAGTAGCCCTGATTATGGAATAGAGTTGTATTTAGATTACTTTAGAGTAAGTGCTCCTCCTATAAATTTATCTATAATTGAAGTAATAAATGATTATAATGGAGCTCAATTTCCTATTATTATAGGATGGACTACATTAAGAGAAGACATTTATTTATACACTACTACAAACCAGCAAGATCCTGAAGACCCTGCTTATATAACAGGAGATGGTCAAATATGGAGGTTTACATATGATAAAACAGGAGATTATAGTAGCCCTTCTACATATAATATAACTTTAGTTTATAATAATCCTGCTTTAGATTTTACTACATGGAGGCCTATTGCTAATCCAGGTATGATAGAAGCTAGATATGAAAATGAAGATGTTCAAAAGATTTATTGGACAGATAATTATAATGTACCTAGACAAATAAATGTAGCTCCTTCTCAAGCTACTATAACTGCTAATTTAACTGTAGATCAATTAAATTTAATTCCTAGTCTTACTATGGAATTACCTTATATTACACAAGTATTAGATGGAGGTGATTTAAATGCAGGAGTATATCAAGTTATTTATAGATTACAAAATTTAAATAATACTGAAACTAGATTTAGTAGACCTTCTAATAGTATTCCACTATTTGAAGGAGCTACAGTTACAGATTATAATGGTTTTTATCCTGGTACTAATGGTATAAGAACTACTATAAATTATCCTGTTACTGCTGCTACAGGAACTTCTCCTGCTACAGGAACTCCTGTTAATTCTAGAAAAGGTATAAGAATAAACATAAATAATGTAGATACTAATTATAATGAAATAGAGTTTGCTACAATTTATTATAAAAGTAATACTGATGTACCTGAAATAAAATTAGTTAAAAGAGAAACTATACCTGCTGATGGTAAAATTGATACTTATATTTGGGGAACAGAAGATGCAGTTGATATAACTTTAGAAGAAAGTACAGCTTTTACTACAGCTATTAGAAGATGTAAAACATTAACTGCTAAGAAACAAACTTTGTTTTTAGGTAATATTACTATAGCAGGTCAAGAGGTAGATTATGATACTAGAGTTTATAGATTTCCTATAAATAGTACTACAACTTTTATTTATGACGCCCAAGGTAATAAATATACTATAGATGGAAGTACTAATCCTAGTTATAAAGTTACTCATGTAAATGGTACAGCTGTTACTACTCCTTATGTTATACCTGCAGACCATGATTGTATTCAACCTTATAGTGAACAAGGGCCAACATCTGACCAAAACTTATTATACAAATATAATTCAAATGTATTAGGAGGGTCAGGTCCTAATTTAGAATATGAATTTCATACTGATTCTTTTGTATTAGATAGTATTCATTTAAATGGTGATAATACAGCTGATTCTTTTGCTAGGCCTTTTCCTAATGATTTTGTAGCATTTGATTCATTAGGTACTACACCTTATTATGAACAAGGCCCAGGATCTTTTACAAATTATGCTTCTCCTTCTAGATATGACATATATGTAGGTTATAGAAGAGATGAGATGTATAGATTTGGTGTAGTGTTTTATGATAATTTAGATAATCCTACTTATGTAAATTGGATTGCTGATATTAGAATGCCTCATATATGGATGCCTGATACTACATATGATGCTAATCCTACTTACGCAGGTTCAGGTAATAGAACTAGAATAGGTGTAGATGATGTTACTAGAACTTTTTGTTCAGATACTACTTTTTATGATAGTACTAATCATTATTTATACGCTAAACCTTTAGCATTAAGAGTTAATATATTAAATCCTCCAGACTCTGCATTTACACATGGTTCAATAGTTAGAGCTGAAAAGACAGATGCAGATAAACATATTTTAGGACAAGGTATAATAAGACCTTCATTTGATATTAGTAGTACTAGTACTAAAAGTGGTGATAATGTATATTTAAGCCCACCAGGAAAAAATGGAAATACTACTGGACCTGCTGGTGTAAATCCTCCTCGTTATGATATATGGTCTATGAATAGTCCTGAGTTTATGGAGTGGATAGATGGAGATGAACCTACAACTAATATTATAGCTTCTACTAAATTCCCAGGATGGAATAATACACATAAAATAGATTTCTTAGGATTACTAAGTGATGTAGATGCTTGCTCTCCTCAATGGAATGCTGGACCTTCACATCTTC